GAGATATACCAAATCCAACAGCAAAATTAGTACTTATGATACTTTGCAACTATGCAAATGAAAATAATTCTAGTTATCCAAGCGAAAAACATTTAGCAAAACTTGTAGGTGTTTCCGACAGGTCTATTCGCAGATGCACTAAACAACTTAGTGAACTTAATTTAATAAAAGTAGAACAAAGACTGGGCACTAGTAACCTATATACAATATTGTTAGGGGTGGACACCAGTGTCCAGTCCGTTAGGACACCCACGACCTATAACACTAAAGATAATACTAAAGTTAGTATAAAGAAGGGGGTGGACAAATACGACATTGATTTTATTGAGTTTTGGAAAGCCTATCCACGTAGAATAAATAAACATCAAACTTATCAAAAGTGGTTGTTAGTTACAAAAAACTTTCCTACAAAAAAATTAATAGTTTGTACTATTCGTTTTGCTAACGAGACAAAAAATAATAAAACTGAAGAAAAGTTTATACCACACCCTAGTACGTGGTTGAATCAACGTAGATTTGAAGATTACGAAAATAAAAATATAGAAATAAAAAAACAATCACTTAATAACCTAGCAGGATAAAATGAATATTGAAAACGAATTAAGAAAACAGGGAATAACTCCAAAAAATATTGAAGTTGGTACACAAAAAATAAAGTGTCCAAGTTGTCAACCAAACAATCACAACCCTAGAGATAATCCATTAGCACTTACTATAGAAGATTATGGTAAATGTGTTTGGTTTTGTCATCATTGTGAGTTCAAGGGTGGACTAAATGCAAGCACAGGATGGAAAGGTGAAACACAAATAAACAGACCTGAAAAAATATATGTACCACCTATAGTACCTAAAGAACCTTTACGACCAAGCAAGATGTATTCGTTTTTTGCAAAAAGAAATATAAGCAAAGAAACAGTAGATGCTTTTAATATATATATGGAAAATGATTACTGGATTGCTTTTCCTTTTTTTAATTTAAATAAAGATGTTGTAAATATAAAATATAGAAGTGCTGACAAAAGATTTAAACAAGCAAAAGATGCAAAAAAATCTTTATATAATTATGAGAATGTACATAACGAAGAAACGATAATATTTGTTGAGGGTGAAATGGATTGTTTAGCAATCTATGAAGCAGGTTATACGAACGTTACAACTTTACCTGATGGCGCACCAAAAAACGCAAACCTTAAAGAAGATGATAAAAGGTTCTTAGCATTAAAGAATTGCAATTTAAAAACTAATAAAGTTATTTTGTTTGTTGATAATGATCAGGCAGGTAATAGTTTACATAAAGAATTACTGCATAGGTTTGGTAAAGATATATGTTGGTTTGTTGAAAGACCACAAGACTGTAAAGATGCTAATGATGTGCTTGTTAAACATGGTATAGATAAACTAAAACAACTAATAACAAATGCAGTTCCATACCCTATAGATGGGTTATATAAAAGTGGTGATTACACTGGTGCAGTATTAGATTTATACAATGGTAACTATGTTAAACCTGTAGATATAGGTTATCCAAACCTAGATAAAATATACAAAATTATGAAAGGTACTTTTCATACTGTAACTGGTATACCCAATCATGGTAAAAGTTATTTTTTGGATATGATACTTATTAAACTTGCTAGAACTTATGGTTGGAAGTTTGCACTCTTTTCACCTGAACACAGCACACAAATGCATTTACGAAGAATGGTGCAAATGGTCAATGAGAAACCATTTGATATAGGTGAGGACAATAGAATGTCAGCAGGTGAATTACATAGCGGTATGAAATTTCTTGATGATCATTTTTTCTTTATAGAGACTAAAGATGAAGTTCCAACAATTGAACATATTTTATCTATAAGTAAAGGTGCAATTTTAAAACATGGTTGTAATGGTGTGATAGTAGACCCTTACAATGAAGTAAATGCTAGTCGTAGTGGTGGGAAAAGAGAAGACGAACATATAAGAGACTTCATATCAAAATGTAAAAGATTTGCTCGTGTGCATGATATTGTTTTTTGGTGTGTTGCACATCCAACAAAACTACAAAAAATGGGTGATGGTGGATATACACCACCTACTGCATATGATATTAGTGGTGCAAGTCATTGGAACAACCAAAGTGATGTTATTTTAACTGTACATAGAGATTTTGATGATAATACATCAGAAGTAATAACTAGAAAAATAAGAGAACAAGATTTATATGGTTCTATAGGTAGTGCAAAATTTAGTTTTAATAGTAAAAAAAGAATATTTGAACCATTTGATGACAGTTTTGCAGACATAGACTTGCCCTATCATTGGAACGACTAGTTAAAAACGTGATTACTTCGTTAAGGTAAGACCATTACCTTATACCTAAGATGTTAATAGACACCTTGTCAGACTGTAAAAATCTGTATAAGATAACCCAATATGGATATTTTATACATAAAAACAAATGAAGTAATACCATACTTTCAAAATCCTAGAGTAATATCTGAAACAGCAATAGAAGAAGTTGCAAGGTCAATTAATTCATATGGCTTTCAACAATGCATTGTTATAGATAAAGATAATGTAGTTATAGCAGGACACACAAGATTATTAGCAGCAAAGAAACTTGGTTTAGATGTCGTGCCTTGTAAAATATATGAAGATACAGAAGAACAAATAAACGCATATAGATTAGCTGATAACAAAGTCGGTGAGTTAACTACTTGGGAAAATAAAACACTGGAAATGGAATTAAGTAAATTAGATGGTGTAGAGGTTGCAGGCTTTAATATAGATGAAACAGAATTTACACCTTTTGACACTAGTTTTAGTGATGTTAATATAGATGATGAAGAAGGTCAGGTTGGATATAATGCTAATGATTTAACAAACCTAGTGCCCATTACTTTTTATTTTGAAGTTGAAGATAGAAAAGAAGTTATGGATAAACTAGAGAACCTTCGTGATGAGAAGTCTTTACAAACAAAGAACAACGCACTTTTATACTTAGTGAGGAAAAAATAATGATTTTGATACCAAACCCCCATCATGGACAAATAATAGATCAAACACAATCAATGTACCCAACTAAAATGATTTCTATTTCTGATCATTATGATTTAGACCCAACTGTTGGCAATATTTATGGATTTGTAACAAAAGGTTCTTTTACGATAAATACAGGTGAAAGAAGTTGGAATGTTCAAGAAGGTGATTTTTTTACTTTAAAAACAAACCCATACGATATTACAGAATCATTTTGTCAAGAAGATAACTCACAAATGTTTTGGATTTTAAGATACGGTTTTAACGGAATAGATATGGTTGGTGCATCAGAAAAAAGTGGTAGATTGTCTTACATAGATGGTTGTACTGATTCTTTACTAGTTATGCCCCCTAGATTAGGCGACCCTTGTTTAAATTATTTACATTTTCCTATGGGCATAGATCAGACACAGCATCTTCATCCAAGCATAAGAATGGGTATTGTTATAGGTGGTAAAGGGGAAGCATTCCAAAAACCTGAAGGTAAACGAAGTGGTTGGGAAGAAGATTTATCTAAAGGTATGATGTTTTGTTTAGAAGAAGGTGAGGTGCATAGTTTTAGAACCAGTGAAAATTATATGGATATTATTGCATATCATCCTGATTCAGACTTTGGACCAAGCGATACAAACCATCCAATGCTAAATAGAACTTATATAAATCATGGAAAAGGCTAGGTTCTAGGGTATTAGGTACTATAACAGATGCTTGTCATGAGCCTTAGAGAAGGTTAATTTATGGGACGAATCAATAAAAAACGTGATATACAGAAAGATGTATATACATTAGCTTTAGAACGTATTAATAGAACGTATGATATTTTTGATAATGTCGTTGTAATGTTTAGTGGTGGCAAAGATTCTACAGTATGTCTTAATCTTACTTTACAAGTAGCAAAAGAAAGAAACAAATTACCATTACAAGTATATTTTTTTGATGAAGAAGCTATCCCATATGAAACTATTGATTATGTAACAAGAGTTGCTAATGAGCCTGATGTAAAAATGAATTGGTTATGTTTACCTGTAAAACACAGAAACGGTTGTAGTCGCAATCATCCACATTGGTTTCCATGGGCACCTGAAGATAAAGAAAAATGGACTAGACCATATCCTACACATCCAAGTGTTATTGGTTTAGATGACATACCAATGTTTCCAAAAAAAATAAAAGAAAGACCTAGTGTTCCTGAATGTAATGGACTCTTATTTCCACCACAAGATTGGGGAGAGGTTGGAATTATAATGGGAATTAGATCAGAAGAAAGTTTAACAAGATATAGAACTATATTACAAACTGGTGAAGGTAAAAGATATGAAGATTATATGATAAATCTAAAATCAAAGACTGCATTAGCAAATTGTGTAAAAGTTTGCCCAATATATGATATGAAAACTGTTGATGTTTGGTCAGCACCCAAAAAATTTAATTGGGACTACAACATAACATACGACATTTTAGAAAAAGTAGGCCTTACACATTTACAACAAAGATGCGCACCACCTTATGGTGAAGAACCTATGCGTGGTCTATGGCAGTATTCTATAGCTTTTCCAGAGTTGTGGGATAAGATGCAAAAAAGAGTGCCTGGAGCTGCAACTGCTGCAAGATACGCTAATACTGAATTATATGCTTTTGGTGGATTACCTGATAAACCAAAAGACACCTCATGGGAAGAATTTGTACAGTACTTTTTAAACAAACATCCTGAACCATATAGGTCTAAAGTTGCAAAGGTAATTAATGATTTTATAATTACGCATCGTAAAAAAACTAATGACCCGCTATTAGGAACACATCACCATCAAAGTGGGGTTGGGTGGAAGTTTTTATTACGTATAGCTATGAGAGGTGATTTTAAAGGACGTAAACAACCTATGTTTACTAGTGACAACAAACAGTATGCATCTACAAAAAAAGCATATGAGGCAGAGAGATATGGTTAAAAAAGGAAAAAATAATCAACCTATTAATAAAATGCAATGGGTATTGAGAACAGAACTAAAAGCAAATGACTACAATCCTAATAAGGTTGCACCAGTAGAATTAGAACTATTAAAAACAAGCATAAAATTATGTGGGTGGACGCAACCAATTGTAGTAAGAACTAATTATGAGATTGTAGATGGTTTCCATAGATGGACTGTATCAGGCGATCAAGACATATCTAACCTAACTGATGGTTATGTACCAGTAGTCTTCTTAGACGAGATTGTAGACGAAGCACAACAGATGTGTGCAACAATTATTCATAACAGGGCAAGAGGTAATCATGGAATATTACCCATGACTGAAATTGTTAGAAAGATGAAAGAAAAACATGAATATACAGATCAACAATTAATAGACTTACTTGGAATGGAACAAGAAGAAATAGATAGATTATACGACTATAGACCTATGACTGAAAAAGGGAGCCAAGAAGAATTTTCTAAAGGATGGGTGCCTGATATTGAGGGTAGAGCATTTGATGAATAAAAGAGCATAACAGGAGAAAGCTATGCTCTTTAAATATTACTTCCAAGATTTGGATTCGTAATAAGTTGGTGATTCATTTTCTTGTGCATGTAAAAGTGCATCATATAAAAAATCTGTATTAAGTTTATTAGCAAGATAACCATCAAGAATACAATTGAAATAACTAATGTTTGGTTCACCATAATTACTTCTATTCATTGCGTAAAACATTACATCTGTATTTGTACCAAAGTCATCAGCAAGTTTTCCACTCATTTTAATAGTAAAATATTCTTTACGATATAAGAAAGGAAATCCCTCAAACACATCTAATGCTTGTTCGCACTTATCAGTAATATCCCAAAGAACTCCTTCTACGGAATCATTAACACTATTTTCAATATCAGCTACACCTTTAAAAACTAATTTATAGTTAGGCATACTAAACTTGACAACTGGTTTAGCATTGGGACATCTGTATTTCATATTATCTATATTTAGATTAGCACCATAGGCAAAGTAAAACATTACACACTCCTCATAATAAGACCGTGTCTTGCAAGGTCGTCAACAAAATGATGTGGATATTCGTGTCTAATAACATAACCAAATTGTGTATTGATTCGTGTAGCTGTATCTTGTAACCAGTCTTGAAAACAAGAACTAGGTGCTAGTGATAACTCGTATAGTGAATAAGCAATATCTTCTTTAGTAAAACCTCTAAGAATACCACCACCTTTTACTGTATATTCTAACTGCATAATACTCTCCTTCTTTTTGTAAAGAATCTTTTTACTGTTGCATCTATTAAAGTATTTTCTACTTTACCTAAACCTTTTAACATTAATCCTAACTTGTTGTTATATGTTGCAAACGTATCTTCGTCTTTAACTTTTACGGTTCTCATATCATCTGCTGCTTGTACCATTGTCATACAAAGTTTTAACCAGTTGGCGATCTTTACTGAATCAGTAGTACCTGCATGATGTCTAAATTCTATAGTTCCGTGTTTCCAAAATGAGTCTATATTTAATTTTGTGTATCTAGTACCTATATGATTTCTTATATCTCTAGCAGTTTTTTTAGAATCAATTACTGAAAAAGCATTTTTTAAGTTATAAGTATCAAAGCATCTAGCTGTTGAGCGACAATATCCGTTATTTGAATCTCTCCTAGAATTTGGCATAACACTGTCTATTGAACGTTCAAACTTTGTATATCTTTTAAAAAGATTCTTAAAATGTTTGATTCTCCAATCACTCACACCTACATGTATATGCAAACCACAACTTCTATTTATTGTAGCACCAGTGTTATTAATTGCATTCATAACCAACATTAAGTCAGAGTAACCCTGATCACCTTGTAATATTGGTGATACAACTTCTAGACCGTAACCATTACCACTAACTGATGAATCAGTTTTAAGTCTCCACTTACTAGAATCACAATCGCTGTATGAAGCACCATACATTCTTATAGAAGCATCATTGTTTTCTAGATATTGGTTAATTTCTTCTACAGTTGTAATTTGATTGTTGTTAGCAATAAATTCTATTTCAACTCCAAAAGTTCTCATATTATTAAATGTCATTTTTTCTCCTTTTTAAATATCAATTCAATATAGTTATAATAACAACTATAGTTATAATTACAACCCTTTTGCTTAAAATAATACTACTTTTTTAATCCCCCTATTTCGTAGTCTTTTGTGATATTTCCAAATTCTTTTGCACCTCTAAAATGTGCTTTAACAAAAGTATGTTTACCTGTATGCAATTTTCGTAAATGTTTTCTAACACTATGAAACTTTGTACCACTACTTCTTAAATTAGAAGACATAGATTTGTTTACAACTTCGTTTTCATACATATTTATTTTTAGAACTTTGTGCTCCCACGTAGGTTTATAATTAAGAACACTAGATTTAAATTTTCTAGCTTCAACTCTACTTGGTCTGTCACTAGGTTTTAAACCTTTTATTTTATTGGTGTGTGTAATGCTTGGGAATTGCAACATTAGATTTAAATGAAATAAAACATCACTGGACATTTGCACATAGTTATTAAGACTTTTATTTGTATACATACCTGTGTGGTCAGCATCAGTATCTAACCAGTTATAAAAATTATTTTCCTTACTTAACCAAAATGTATAACTGCTATCATTGTGCCAAGTCATGTCATAAAAACTAAAATCAAGGTAAAACAATTTGTTTTCTTTTTCGTATGGTATCAACATAGCACTTATGACTGGATTTTCAGCATCAGATACTATGCCTCTATCAATACACCATAAGTTATAACATATGTCTTTTGTTTCCCATTGTATGAATGTATTGCTATAAGGTAGATGCATTTTTACATCATCTGCAACTTTAGTTAATTCTACGTCAGTTAATGTTTCACTAGCATCTTGTAATGGTAGATAAAATTTTTGTGCCTGACTAATACCATGACTCATTGCTGTAAGATGATCTCTCATAACTCTAGGGTTACAAAATATACCGTCTTTACCATCATCAAAAAAATTACTATAACGTGATACAGAAGGGTCATTCATTTTTTCAGCTCTAATTCCACTAAAGTGAGGAGCAGGTGCAAAGTGTTTTGCAAATAATCCACTACTGGGATCATTTACATCTACTAAATTATGTCCATGTATTAATTTTTCTAAAACAAACTTATTCATGTTACAACCTCACCTGTTTGTTTATCTATAACTGCAAGTACACCAAAATTATTTTTTAATATCCAAACAGTCTTAGTTTCTTTACTGGATTCCTCAAAAGGGTATGAATGTTCATTTAGTTTAGAACCCATATTATCTTCTACATGTTTTGCCCATACATAACAGGCTTGTTGAAATGAGTTAACTATCATGTCTATCACCTTTATATTCTAAGTCATACCATTGCCATACTAATTCACGGCATTGCAACCATGATTGACCAAACAAACGTTCTAAACGTTCGTCAGCACTTTTGTAACCAAATTCTTTTACAAATTCAGGGTAGTTATGTTTGATACAAGACATGGTTAGTGAATTAAGTATCTTGGTTTCGTTTTCTGTAATGTTCATATTTCCTCTTTTAAATATCAAATTTCAATAGTTGTAATTGTAACCCTAGATGCAATATTATGCAAACCCATTTTGTATATTTATATATAGTTATGCTAGACTGTTGAGATTATTAGAGATTTATTGGTTAATTATTAGTGAATAAAACAGTTAAACTTACAAAAACATTAGCAGAAAATATACGTATTGAATTTGTACAAGGCATAGATTTAGGAAGCACGGAACGTAAGTACCAAACTATAGATGCATTAGCTGTAAAACATAAAGTTGCAAGAAGTACTCTATATAAATGGTCTCAAAAAGAATCTTGGAAAGCACAACAAGAAAGATTCCATGAAGAGTTTATGCAAAAACTTGATGCAGAGCGACAAAAGGAAATGATTAAAAATTCTAAGTCATTGGATGATACTGCACTTAGTTTAGCTAAAATAATGATGAACGAAATAGGGTTACAGTTTCAGGAAAATAATAACAAAAGACAAGAAGGTAAAAGCTCTATGTCTCCACAAATGTTGAATCAATTAGGAGCTGCAGGATTACAAGCACAAAAGCTAGGAAAAATTGCAACTGGTGAATCAACAGAAAACATAAAACTAAATGCAGAAGTTACAGACACAGATGCCTTCAGAGAAGCTATGGAATTGCTTGACACGGTTGCAAGAGCTAAGTCAAAAGAAGACAATTCAGCTATACACTGATTGGTTAAAAACTGCTAGAGCAAAACAGATAGCGCCTGATCAGGATTTTTTTATATGGTTAATATTAGCAGGTCGTGGTTGGGGTAAAACTAA